ACTCAATCACGAAAAAAGGGCAACCGATAACTGCTTCGGTTGCCCTTTTTTCTATTTCGTTAATGGCACCCACCAAAAATCAATTCTAACGTTTCAAAAGCCCCTCCAAAGAAACAACCTCTATAAATAGCAAAATTCGCGCCAGTGCACAAACGATACTACCACCAGTAGTAAAACACCACTGGTGGTAGTGAGTCTCTTTTTTTTATTGCGTGAATCTTCTACCCTTTACCCCATCAGAAAACGTTTTTGTTTGCAGGAAATCAGCTCAACAAAACTATGGGGAAAGTAGGAAATGTCATCTGCCACCGTCATCATGCTTACCGAGCGCCTGGCGCTCTACCTCGCCGCAGAAAAAACAGTCCTTGAAGGTGCCCAGAGCTGGGAGAGTCCGGACGGGATGACCTATACCCGCAGTAATCTCAACGCGCTCCAGCGGGAAATCAAAAGCATCCGTCAGGAGCTGGCCCAGCTTACCGACGTCAACAGCTACGGCGCCCAGACCTTCTCTTTCCAGGGGAGGCGATAATAATGGACGAACCCGCCAAGCCGAGAACTCTTTCAAGAAAAATTTACGACCGGTACACAGCCTTGGTCGGGGGTGCCCTTTCCCTGCTCTCTCCGTCCAGGGCTGCCGGTTTTGTTTATGGCCGCCAGATGTACCGCAGCTTTGCCGCGGGATCCACGCTAGATGCCGATCGCAATTTTCGCCCCCGGCTGCGTTCCGGCGATGCCGATGTTAAGCGCGCTTACAAACTCGTTGCCGCCAGGTGCCGCGATCAGGCGGAAAACAACAGTCTTATCTCCGGGGCAATTGACCGGATGTGTCATAACGTCGTCCGCTCCGGGATCCTGCCGAAGTTTAAATTCCGCACCCGTGACGGCAAGATGGACCAGGCCGGCAACATTGCCTGGAGAACTCTTTTCAACCGTTGGACCAGATACTGCGACATTACCGAGCATGACAGTTACGGGGCCCTGCAGCGTCTCGGCCTCCGGCATATGTGGATCGATGGTCAGTATCTTATACATCGGGTTTATGATACGTCCCGCCCCGGCATCGTGCCGCTGCGCCTTGAGCTACTCGAATTCGATATGCTCGACGCCATGGTCGACGGCCAGCTGGCTAACGGCAATGTTGCCCGCAAGGGCATCGAGTACGATCCGCAGACCGCCCGTCCGCTTTTTTATCATATCCTCGAGCAACATCCCGGCGACTATCTCGCCCTGGGGCGTCGGTCGACATCACAAAGAATTCCCGCCTCCGAGATCTGCCATGTGTGGGATCGCCGGAGGATCAGTCAACATTCCGGTATCTCTTGGCTGGCTTCCGTGGTCCTGGAGTCTTACCGGATGGAAGATTTCCGGCATATCACCCAGGACGGTGCCCGCCTGCAGGCAACCTTTGCCGGATTTTTAAAGTCCGCCTTTCCAGGCTTTCAGCTTGGCGGAGGCCTAGGCCTCGGCGGTCAGTCCACCCCGTTTACCCCTGCCGCCACCGGAACCGAAAAAGCACCGACAGATATAAAATCGGGAATGATCCAGGCTTTGCCGTCCGGTACCGATGTGACCTTTGCCAGTCCCAGCCAGCCAGGCAACAACTATGAGCCCTTTGTCAAAGACTCCCAGCGCTGGCAGTCGGTCGGCACGGGTATGTCTTTTGAGGCTTTTTCTAATAATTACACCGACAGCTCCTATGCCTCATCCCGTTCGGGATCACTGGAAGAACGGCTTGGCTATCGTGGCCAGCAGCAATTTACGGAAGAGGGGCCGAATCAGAGGGTAGTCGGCTGGTTTATCGAGGCTGCTTATCTGGCCCGGCTTGCCCCCACCAACATGGCCAACTATGCCAAGGACCCGGACTACTACCACGAGATGGCTGAAGGGCAGTTTCCCGGTTGGGGTTGGGTCGATCCGAACAACGACGCCAAGGCAGCAGAGAAGCTCATCGAGTTGACGCTTGACACCCACCACAACCAGGCCGCCCAGCGCGGCAACGACTGGGATGCAACAATAGACGAATTGATCGACGAAGAAAGACGCAAGCTCGAACTTGCCAAAATCCGTCAAGAACGAAAAGCCATTGAGGAGAACACCAACAATGCCGGAACAAATTAAATCCACCCGCACTCGCAGCGAGATAGAAAAAGCGTTGCGCGATGCCGGGATCCATCCGGGTACCTGGGCGCGTGATGCGGGAATAGCCAAAGTGCAACGGGCCGAAGCGGATGAAAAAAGCGGCGGGTTCGAGTGGATTCTCTCCACCGAGAAACCTGCCGTAGTCTGGGACTGGGAGCGCTGGGAGTTTGTCGAAGAGATCCTGCTCGCAGATGGCATGCTGATCCCCGCCAATAATCAGGTTGTGCTGCTTGACAGCCATAGCCGCAACTCGGTCAAGGACGTGCTTGGTCATGTCCGTGATTTTGCCGAAGCCGTTGTCGGTGAATATCCCGCCCGCTCCGGCATGGTCCACTTTGCCGGAAACGTCGACAGCCAGGATGCCAGGGCCAAGGTCGAAGGTAAGCACATCACCGATGGTTCGGTTGGTTATCAGCCGATGAAGTCGGTCTGGGTACCGGAAGGTGAAGAGCTCGCTATCGGTGGCCGGATCTTTAAAGCCGGTCCGAGTGGTTTGCGGGTTACCTATCAGTGGCTTTTACGTGAGTTTTCCATCACACCGATCGGGGCCGATGTTCTGGCCAAAGTACGTTTTCTCTGCGGCGCATAGACCGCTTATTACAAATCATCCAAACCACACAGGAGATACAGGATGAATCCTAAATTAAGAAAGTTTTTAGAACAAAACGGGCTCCGCGCCGCCGCATCAGAGCAGGAAGCGTGGGAGCTTTTCGACAAGTTGAAGAGTGCCGGCATCGAGTTGATCGGGGTTGATCCTGGTCAGCGCTCCGATGTCGGTGGTAAGAAGGGAACCGGCCCTGCAGACGATGGTAAACAACCAGCCGCCACCGAGCCACAGGACGGCAAGCGCAGCTACAGCAAGGAAGAAATCGACAACCTTATTGCCTCACAGACCGTCCAGGCACTGGCTAACGATGCATCCCGCCGCAACGATGTACAGAACATGATCGATGTTGCCGGAGTTGCCGGTCTTGATAACGGCGATTTCGCCCGCGGCCTGATCGATAATCCGAAGGTCGACGCGGCCCGTGCTTCACAGCTCATTTTAACCGAGCTGCAGAAACGCAATACCCCTATCGGTATCGGCGCTCAGGTCGGCGTGGAAGCCGGGGAAAAATCCCGCGCAGCAATCACCGACGGGCTGTTACTCCGCTCCGGTCATCGGCTTGAAAAACCTGCAGACGGTGCCCGTGAATTCCGTGGCCGTAGTCTGATTGAGATCTGCCGATCGCTCCTCGAGATGAATGGTGTTAATTGCCGCAATATGTCCCGCATGGATATTGCCGGGCGTGCTTTGGCATCGGGCTCCACTTCCGATTTTCCGCAGATCTTCTCTGCCCTGGTTAATAAAACCCTGCTCGCAGCGTATGCCGAGTGGCCATCGACCTGGCGCCCTTTTGTAGCTGTAGTCGGTGCCAACGATTTTAAAGACATGCACGCAATCAAGCTGTCCGGCTCGCCCGACCTGAAAGGGTTAAACGAAAACGGCGAATACCAGACCGCTAAGTTCAGCGATGCCAAGGAAGCATACCGGGTGATTACTAAGGGGATCCGTGTCGCGCTCACCAGAGAGATGATTATCAACGACGATCTCCGTGCTTTCACCCGCATCCCGCAGCTGTTCGGCGTGGCAGCCAAGCGGATGGAATCCGATGCGGTCTACTCGCTGATCACCGCTAACGGTGCGATGAGCGATAACATTGCTCTCTTCCATGGCGATCATAACAACCTCGGCTCAGCTGTCGCGCTTGGATCGGAAGGGCTCAGTGCCGGTCGCGCCGCTATGCGGATGCAGAAAGGTCTGAACGGTGAGCGGATCGACGCCACCCCGGCTTTTCTTCTCGCTCCGGTCGGGCTTGAGACGACAGCAGATATCCTGCTCCGCTCTGCCGCGCTGCCGACCGCCGAGATGTCCTCCGGAGTGGTTAACCCATGGGCCGGAAAACTCACCCCGATCACCGATCCCCATCTCGATGATACTTCGGAAACAGCCTGGTATCTGCTCGCTCATCCCAACCAGGTACCGACGATCGAGGTCGCTTATCTCGAAGGCGAGGAGCAGCCGTATGTTGAGGAGATGCTCGATTTTAACTCCGATAACCTGATCGTCAAAGTTCGTCACGATTTCGGTGCCGGTGTTGTCGACTATGTCGGCGCACACATGAATCCCGGGGCATAAGCCGAGGGTAGATATCTGAAATAAAATCTTTTGATCTGGATGGACTCATAGCCGCCCATCCAGATCAGGACAAAAAATAAAAACAACACCTTAAGAGGTCTTCAAAATGGCACAAAATCACAGCCAACCAGGGCAGGCAATGCCCTACACCAACGCAACCGGCAACCCTATTGCATCAGGTGCCGTGGTTATTGTCGGCGTCCTGTGCTGCATCGCCCTGGGTGATATCGCAGACGGCGCAACCGGCGAAGTAGCAACCGAGGAAGTATGGGAAGTACCTAAAGTAGCACCCTTGGTCATCGGCCAGGGCGATGTTGTCTACTGGGATGTTGCCGACGGCAATATCAACAAGACAGAAACGGACAACGTCCTTGCCGGAGTGGCCTTTGAAGGTGCCGTCTCTGCTGCTACTACCGTTAAAATTAAGCTGAACGTCTAAGCCTTAAGCAATGGCCACTTTACAGGAGCATCAAGCTGCCGACTTTATCCGAACTCTTAATGAGTTCGGCAGGTCGGTGGTAATTGACGGTGAAGAGTTGAGGGGGTTCACCCGCAATCTCGACACATCGGCAGGGAGAAGTGGTCGGGACTCATCCCCCGGTAGTTTTTTTGGGGTGTCGGTTATCCGGCAGGCATATTGGTTTTTGCCGGGAGCTCTTGGCCCTTTGCCTCCATCGGGTGCCGAGCTGGTAATTGACGGTATTCCCTGGACTGTAGAGCAGGCGATATCCGGTCCGGTGAATGATCACCTTATTGTTAAAAGGAACATCGCCTGATGCCTGATATTTTTGATCTTTCGATTACTTCCGATGCACTGGATGAAATGGCGGATCTCGCCGGGGCCACCGACCGTCAGTTCGATACGGCCCGGGCCAGAGCCCTGCGAAAGCTTCAAACGACTATTGAGACCAAGATTAAGAGAGAAGCATCCAGGAAACTCAACCTCCCCCAGCGGGCGATTGGTGATCGGTTTTTCTCAAACAATATCCAGCCCGGTGATGAGGAGTTAAAGGTTTGGGTCGGCACCTGGGACATTGAGCCTTTTTCTATTGGGGCCGTCAGCCAGTCAAAATTTGGTGTCCGGGTTGGTCGCCGCTCATATCCCGGAGCGTTTTTGGCAAGGATCTATTCAGGCAAAGAAAAAGTGTGGATCCGGCTACACTCAAAACATTATAGCAGCGATCTCTATCCAACCAGAAAAAGGCCGGGTGATCGTGGGTTGCAGCCACTTAAGGGGAGATTCCCGGTAGTCAGGGCATCGGTGCCTATTGATGAGATCATGGCCGAAGTAATTGACAATCAATCCGGTTTTTTTGCTGCGCAGTTCAAGGAAATATTCCAGCGTGAATTGAATTATGAAGTCAACATTAAGGGGCGAGGCTGATGCATGGCTTGTCTGATTTACTGATAGCGAGGCTGCAGCTGCTTACTGCCGATCTGTTGTTTGAGCATAAGCCGACCGGAATAAAAAAGGCTCCGCAAGTTATCGAAGCTTTTTTGCCACCGGCCGGAAGAGATTGGGAGGAAGGGCAGGATCATCCCCTGGTCCGGGTTGCAATTTATAAAGGTTCTTTTGACCTCCGGCCGCAAACGACCAGTGCTGTAATTACCGGGGGGATCTGGACTTCCGGTGATGTTGTGGCCGGCACAAAAGATATCATGAGTCTTGCCGAAGCTCTTGGCGGAATCATAAAACCAAGGGGGTATCCTCCCTTTCGCCTGGTGACACCTGTCAATTTTTATTTTGGTGATCAGCAGCCGGGGCAGGAAGGTTTTCAACCGCACCCTTATCATTATGTAACATTATTCCCAACATTTATACTGCCGTAAGGCACGGAGGAACAACAATGGCAAAAGCTAAATCATTTATCGGCACTCTTTATGCCGGACTGCTTGATGCAGATAAAAACCTGGTAGGCGGTTATCGCAAGGTGGGCAACGCCTATCCTTTTAGTATGCAGGTTGCTACCGAACAAAAGAGTCAGCAGTCCCGGCTGCGTGAGTCCGGCGGGCAAAATCTCCATACCAAAACGACTATTTCGGGAACGACCGGATCTTTGGTGCTTCGT